GCTCGGAACGACGGCTCCCGATATGATGTTGTTTCCATACATTAAACTCCCAGCTACGGGCTCTCGGATGCCATCAATATCGACAGGGGGAGCCGCGATGAATGCGATGATAAAACATGTAGCAGCGGCCACCAGAGTAGGAATCATAAGGACTCCAAAGTGGCCAATATAAAGACGATTGTCTGTGCTGGTTACCCAGCTCAAGTAAGAGTCCCAGATATTAGTCCGGGACTTAGAGGCTACTAGAGTAGTAGTCATGTGTAGTTAGTTAAGACGTGTTACATTAACTCGTCCAACTCCAGAGGCAGTGAGACCGATAGCATCAGCCGCACCTTTACTGAGATCAAGGCTCCTACCATGAATGTAGGGTCCACGATCATTGACCGTCACCACGGCACACCTCTTAAAGCACACCTTTAAACGTGTACCAAAGGGGAGTGTCTTGTGCGCTGCAGTAAGGCCGTTTTGATTGTATCGTGATCCACTCGCAGTAAGGTTCCCATTGAAGCCGGGACCATACCAAGAGCTAATCACTGACAGAGTAGTTAGAAGAGGAATCATAATAAGATAGCAAGGAACGTTTATATTTCCATCTACTCATTAAAGAGGCCCAGCACTACTCGCTAGGGGCTAAGCCTCTATCGATCAATAACCTTTCTTAGCCGAAGGCTTCATTTTAACAGGCTTACCGGCTTTAGCGGCTGCCTTCTTAGCTGCTGCTTTACCAGCAGGAGTATAAGGATACTCTTTGTTCCCGACTTTAGGCATGGTAGTTACTTCTTTTTAGCAGTCTTAGCTGCTTGTTTAAATTGAGCTGCAGTAGGAGCACCTTTGCTGCCAGCTTTACGCATCTTCTCTCCACTACCTTTAGCGATACGTTCGCGTTTGGCATGGATGTTTGCGTACAAACCTTGTTTAGCCATTTAGCATTTCCATTTACGAAGGGCTAGGGCTTTCCTTGTTGGTCTACCCTTCTCATCTTTCATTGGTCCTTTAACACCAGACATTCTAGCACAGAATGACCGCTTACGTGGACCACCTTCAGGCTGTGGAGCCTTCAGATTAGAACCAGTTTCACGATTATACTTAGCACGTCCAGCAGCAGTAAGACCACCAGATCTGGATTTATGTTTACCGATCTGTAAGCTGACTGATTTCTTCTCAGCCATTACGGCCACGTAGCAAGAGTGCCAGCTTGAACCTTAACACCCTTGGGGCTGAGTTCAACAAGAGTTTGATTAGCTTCACCATAAGCACTACGGAAAGCCTCAGCACCAGCAGTAGGAGTTACATACTGTACTGAAGCCACAGTAGAAAGCTTTGGATCAAAGGGAGTAGCTTGAGCCATGATTATCCAATAGTAGGAGCAGTCAGTGCTACAGGAGTTGTATCAGCTGCTGCCAGATCAAGGGGGAAGTTGTGAGCGTTGCGCTCGTGCATCACCTCAAAACCAAGGTTAGCTCGATTAAGTATATCAGCCCAAGTATTAACCACCCGACCATTGTTATCCAGAAGAGATTGATTGAAGTTGAAACCGTTTAGGTTGAACGCCATGGTAGATACACCAAGAGCAGCGAACCAAATACCGACAACAGGCCAGGCAGCCAGGAAGAAGTGAAGACTCCGGGAATTGTTGAAGCTTGCATACTGGAAGATCAGGCGACCAAAGTATCCATGAGCTGCTACAATGTTGTAGGTTTCTTCTTCTTGACCAAACTTGTAACCATAGTTCTGGCTTTCCTGTTCAGTCGTTTCACGAACAAGCGAGGACGTAACCAACGAACCGTGCATAGCACTGAACAGTGAGCCACCGAAAACGCCAGCAACACCCAACATATGGAATGGGTGCATGAGAATGTTATGCTCGGCTTGGAAGACCAACATGTAGTTGAACGTACCGCTAATACCCAACGGCATGGCATCACTAAAGGAACCTTGCCCGAACGGATATACAAGAAAGACTGCCGACGCTGCGGCAACGGGGGCTGAATATGCAACACAAATCCAAGGCCTCATTCCTAGTCGATAGCTAAGTTCCCACTCGCGTCCCATGTAAGCATAGATGCCAATGAGGAAGTGGAACACGACGAGTTGAAATGGACCCCCGTTGTAGAGCCATTCATCAAGTGAATTAGCTTCCCAAATTGGGTAGAAGTGTAGTCCGATGGCATTGCTGCTCGGAACGACGGCTCCCGATATGATGTTGTTTCCATACATTAAACTCCCAGCTACGGGCTCACGGATGCCATCAATATCGACAGGGGGAGCCGCAATGAATGCAATGATAAAGCAGATGGTGGCAGCAAGGAGACACGGAATCATCAATGTCCCAAACCAGCCAATATAAAGACGGTTGTCGGTGCTGGTAATCCAGCTACAAAAACGCTCCCAAGAGTTATCCTGAGAGCGCGGGGCTGCGAGAGTTGCAGTCATAGTTTGAAGTTAATTGAGACGTGTTACATTAACTCGTCCAACTCCAGAACCAGTGAGACCGATTGCATCAGCCGCACCTTTACTTAGATCAAGAGTCCTACCATGAACGTAGGGACCACGATCTGTTACCCGAACAACGGCACACCTCTTGAAACAAACACGAAGTTGTGTTCCAAAGGGGAGTGTCTTGTGCGCTGCAGTAAGGGCGTTTTGATTGAATCGAGATCCACTCGCAGTAAGGTTACCATGGAATCCAGGACCATACCAAGAGCTAATCACCGATAGAGTAGTTAGAAGAGGAATCATAATAAGATAGCGAAGAACTTTTATATCTCCGTCTACACGTTCCCGTAAAGGAAGATTCCCTACTAATCCGCGCTACTAGCAGGGAAATGTTACCGTTCGGGTTTACTTCTTCTTTTTCTTAGATTTACCTGCGCTGCTGAGAGCAGCAGCAACAGCTTGTTTTTGAGGATAACCTTCTGCCTTCATCTTACGGATGTTAGCAGAGACGGTCTTGTCCGACGATCCTTTCTTTAGAGGCATTAGAAGATACCAGGAATAAGTTGACCAGTAGCAACATAAGCACCAATGGCTGCAATCACACCCAGCATAGCCAGGCGTCCATTCAGCAATTCAGCACGCTCATTGTGAGGCACGGTGTAATCTTTATCAGTGTACATAGGTGGTTCCTTTGCCCAAATGTTAGTGTCGTTCATCAGTACTGTAGGTTAGAGCGTTCAAGTTTAGCAAACACATCTTGACGATATGCAGGATCTCGATCATAACGTGCATCGGACATAGCCTCTACAACCTCTGCTTGAGACCGGAACACATCACGTGTGTTGCTGGCAGGTTTGCCTTTAAAGAGTTGACCTTCGAC